AAGAAGGTTTCTGGCCCAGTACTGGCAGAGCTTGAGGCCGAAGCTGAGGCGATTGCCGAACTCAAGAAGGTTTCTGGTCCCGTGCTTGAGCAGTTGCAGGCAGAGGCAGAGGCAGCAGGAGCTGGGCCTCCCGCAGAGACAGAGGGGAAGGTGGAAGGACGGGCCAACAAAATAACGACCAGACTTGAAGAAATGAATAATGAGAGAATTGCCTTATATGAAAGCGGAAAAGAAGTATCAAAGGAATTCAGAACTGAACAACGCGGCTTAAAGAAAGAGATTATAGAACTGAATCCTCTAAATCAAATAGCAAATACCCTTAAGAAGGGTGATAGAATTATATCGGATGATGATATATTCACAGTTGATTCCGTTTCGTCATTTGGCAATAAAGGAGATGTTCTGGTTTCCGGGACATGGGAAAATGGCGTGAACGCCGCGTTCCAAGGTAGTTCTATGCAACACACGTTTTTCTCGGAAACAGAAGCAACGAGCATATCAACTGGCAAGAGAGTAAAAGTTCCTGCTGCGACTGTGGAGAGGGCCCCCGCCCCCCCCGCAAAGGCAGTAACGGAGGAAGGCATAATTCCTACAGAGGCAGGGGAAGCGCCTGTCACGGAACTAGCCACTGTCAAGCAAAAGGCCAGGGCACATATCATGCAAAAAGAGCAGGGTATGTCTGACCTTGACTTTGGCAAACTTGCCGGTAAATCCATGAAGGACATGACTAAACAGGAGGCATCGGCGTTTATAGACAGACTCAAGGTCGAGAAGAGGCCTGTAATCCAGCCAATAACAAAACGAGTTATAAATTTCACCGTGCCGGAGTTGTCCCAGATAAAGAGGTCTGCCCAGAGCAAGGAAGTACTTGATGCGGTTACGGACTATGCAGAGAATCTTGGTCCTGCACCCAAGGACCCTACGCTAAGAAAGTCCTACATACAAGACCTGAGAGCAGTGGCTCTAACAAAAAGGCGGCTGAAGACTAAGGGTATAGATAGTGGATTCAGCAAGGACGAAGTAGACCTTATCAATGAATTATCTTCTGCCAGGTATGCCTTAGGCCAAGCTGAAGTTAAGTCAGGCGTACCGTTAAGGAAACAGTATTCTACTATTGTAGGCAATGCAAACGAGGCTCGGATTGAGTCCGATGATATTATACGCGGTGTTCTAAAAGAAGCTGGTGTCGGCAAGTTCTCTACGGCGTTAAGTCGAACAGAAAATAACAACATGGCCAACTGGTTGTTCGAGGAAAACCCGGTTAAGAAGGCCGATTTCTGGGAAATGTTATCACCGAATGCTAAAGCTATTGCCGAAGGTATGCACGGGATACTCCAAGGTAGGGGTGCTTTAGAGGTACGCGAGGCCAGATGGCGGTTATGGGACACGGCAGAGCGGCAAGCTTCTGCTAAGATTAAAGACCTTGGAGTGCAGTTACAGGTATTAGCTGACAAGCGAAGTACACCTACAAACCAAAAGAAAATTGAATTCATGCAGGATGAGATTGTTAGTATTCGGCATGGTGTTGATAAGATACAGCCGCGAAACGCACCCGCATCGGCACTAGAAAGTGGTAGGGAGGCTAACAATAAGGGTCAATTAAAGGAGTGGATTGCTACACAGCAATGGGGAACGCGCCAATCGTACTACATGAGCGACGAATCTCTGGACGACCTGATTGACATGGCATCCAGTATGGACATCGCCACCACTATTGAGGAAAAGGCGACAACCGGCAAGCCGTCTATCTTTTTACGGGAAGCTCAGACTAGGACTGGTGCCGCCCGCGTCAAAGGTGGGTCCGTCGTGAACGCTACCATAGCACACCTTGAACGACTGATGACATTCAACGTCACTTACGACGATATTCAGGGTATGTGGACATCTTTACAGGGTGAAAAGATTACAAAGCGTGACATGGGTGTGTTGAAAGATTTTGTTGACACTGCCGTTGGTAAGCGCAAAAAGGCTGGGGCATACACGCGGATAGCACAGAAAGCAACTCGCCTGTTCTGGAGATTTCATTTTGCCAATCCACTTAAGAGCGCGTGGTTTGTTACCAGAAATCTATTACAGAATATAGCATACGCACCGTCTCAGATGTCTATGGTTGAGTGGGCCAAGTCTACCCCGCTTGTGTATATTAAAAAGATAGTGGGCAAGAAAAACCCAGAGATGGCGACGGCGTTTGAGAAGGAATGGAAGCCAAAGATTTCCCAGAAGCGACAGATGTACCGTCAGTTCATGTTACAGGATGAAGGTGATATATCCAGGAAGCTAACCCATAGAGCAGCAATACTAATGGACTTAGTTGGCGGAGCCGCCACTATGTCCGATGAAATAAATAGAATTTCCGTATGGCCGGTGCTATACACGGCAGCCCAGAACAATGCAAAGAGTTACAAGGCTGGTAGTATGTCACTTGGAAGGTTATCCAACAGATTGCGACTCGAAACTCTTCATGTAACACAACGGATGGAACTAAAGCAACTACTGGAAACAAACCCCGCCGGATTCGCGGCCAGATTCGCTGAGTACAAAGTAGAGAATATCCATTTTAAGTACGAGACGGCGTTCAGGGCGGCAGCGGAGCAAGGGACGCTTCAGCGGATTGTTGGTGGGCTTACTGTTTACCCCAGAGGTTTCCTTGAACTAGCCTATCAGAACTCAGTCAAACCCTTTTATCAGGGGATGCAAACTGGGAATCACCGCATGGCATGGCAGGGACTTGTTGGTCTGATGATGTTACTGATCGGTACAGAGGCGGCCAAGCGATTAGTCGAAAAAATCACAGGAAAATCGGCGTATGGTATCTTGGGCAATCTCTTTCAGTATGGACCAGGTGGTCCCGGCTTGGGTAAGTTGCAAGATTTCTTTGATCATCTGCAAAACATGAAATATACCATAGAAGGACTTGACGATGATGCCCCTATAAGTGACACCTTAGTAAAAGGATTGATGAAAATTGGCGGAGAACTTGGCGAACTCTTCATACCAGTCTGCACGGCGTACATAAACCACTATGAAAACAGTGAAAATGTGTATGGTGTGCGGTTGTGGAGTCTTGTCAAGAAGGAGTTCATAGACAAATATGGTGGCGCGTATGTCCACGGCAGAAAGTTCAGGGAAACGGATCGGACATTCATGGAGAAAATTCAACATCAGATATATGGTGGCGCAGAAGAAGGCGAAGAAACATCAATACCTCATTACAAGAAGATAGGCAGATGATAGACCTTGACACATCAAGTATAAACTGGATTGATGAGAATCTGAAAATCATCAACAAGAACGGTGAGTTGGTCCCTCTCCACCCGAATGATGGGCAATTAATGCTGGCGCATATAATCCAGAAACAGAGAGATGCCGGATTCCCCGTCCGGATTCTGCTTCTCAAACCGCGTCAAGTGGGGTGGAGTACATGGTCAGAAGCGGAAGCGTTCTACGAAATAAACTCTCGCTCTAACTGGACTGCGTTATGCGTGTCTGCGGATACCGAATCGACGGATATGGTATTTAACATGACTCGTACATTCCAGTCCCACCTCCCGGAAACTTTACGGCGCCCCACAGTAGCAAGTAACCGAAAAGAGATACGGTACCGTTCCCCGCACGGGTCTAAGTTCTTAACACAAACGGCTGGCAAGGATGTGCTTGGTCGTGGTGGTACTATACACTTCTTTCATGGCTCGGAGGTTGCCTTCTGGCCGAAAGCCAAAGAGGGTCTTGCCGCCGTACTCCAGATGGTGCCAAATAGCAAAGACACTATCGTTATCCTTGAGACTACAGCTAACGGTGTTGGTGGGGCTTTTTATGACATGTATTGGCAGGCCGTCGACCGGCAAAAGAGCAATGATTCACTTGAGGGATACCTTCCCATCTTCTTCCCCTGGCATAAGTTCAGTGAGTACAACACAACTCCACCAAATGGGTTTGTTCTTGACGAGGACGAAAGGATAGTCAAGAAAGAGTGTGACTTGTCTGACGGGCAGATATATTGGAGAAGGTTGAAGATTCAGGAGCTTGGTGGTGATGAGGCAATGTTCCGCCAGGAATATCCGGCTACTGCTATGGAGGCGTTTCAAACGTCTGGTAATCCTGTTTTCCTACAGTCGATGATTACCCACCAGAAACAGTTTATCCAAGAGTCACGACGGTGTGTGTTTACTCAGGACAAGATGGAAACTGTGCAGAGGACGTTTAATTGCTGGAAGATTCGCCAACCTGTATGTGAAGGTCATGAATATGCTATTGGCGTGGACACAATGGAGGCCCGTCTCTCCGACGTGAACGATCCCAAAAGTAACCTAGACGCTGATGGGGTTGCTGTATTTGACCGCATTTCGGGTGAGTATGTTGCGATATACCAAGGCAGAGGTGACCAAGTGGACTTGGCATGGCAGGTTTACTACGCCGCTATGTATTACAACGAAGCATTTATAGCTCCTGAAATACCGAATAGCATGACCCTGCTTAATGTATTCAAGGAAAAGGGATATGACAACATATACAACAGACAGGTACATGACCAGCAACTAACTACGCAGGAATCAGAGAATCTTGGCTGGCGCACTGACTTGGTTACTCGGAAATGGTTGGTGGACGACTTTCGATCTGCGCTGAGAGAAAAGAGTTTAGTTCTCGGTTTTGATGAAATCATAGATGAGATGATGTGCTTTTGTTACGATAGGAGCGGTAAGCCAATTCACATGCCCGGCAAGCATGACGACCTCTTGTTTGCAGTGATGATAGCATTTCAGGTACATCTGAGATGTCCAATTGGCATAAAAGCATATCCACATGCTTTCACTGGGGGGCCGGTGGAACGAAGAAGGGGCATACAATCTTTGGCAAGAATAGGAGCAATAGATAAGGGGTTAGAAGATGACGATGACGACGATGATATGTTTACTGATTAGTGGTGGGGCATTGGTGATAACGGGTCTCATTATAGGCACTATTTTGATGAGATACGGAGTAGGGTTAGGTAACAGGCTTACATTAAGCAGTAAAGATGACATACCCATTGACGAAGAAATAATCGGAACATCACAGGAATATACCGAATAGAGAGATAGTCCCATCTTCAAAAGAAGCAGATATGATTTTAATAAGCGCCATTTGCTAGGTGCATTCCGTGGCTGGGGTTATATGGATTTTGCTGCGCCTGTGGGGGCTGGTCCGCTTACTCTGACCACCAACTCTAACGGCACCTATGGTGCATTTGACGGCGATAATGTTATAGCTGGAACTGCTGTTATTGTTACTGCTGCTGATCCTGCGCGCAAGGCATATACCGCCGCCGGTAAGATATTTGGCAGTATGATTGCGGCAACTAATGCAACCGCCACTACTGTTATTCTTTCGGGAACTCCTGCCGCTGGCTACGGCACACTTCGAGTTTATTATCTGTACGATTACAAGTACGGTATGCCTGCTGGCTACGAGATACCTTCAAGGCATATTGTCGAGAATCTATGGTCAGAAGTTGGTGACCTTTTTTACACATCAACCGAGATAGACGCATTCGCGGTAAAATATTCAACCTTCCCGGGGAATGTTTATACCCTTGCCACGGCTGGTATAACACTTACAGATGGCACGTTGACCGCCAACACTATCACCGATGATGTGTTGACTATGACAGGTGGTAATATAACAAGTGTAAACAAGATAGAAGTAACCCGATTATTAGCAGGCGGTGTAACCGCGTAAGGAGTACAATATGGCAGTAACAGTAGGATTAAAGATTACGGTTTTGGACGTTGCCAGGAGAGAGGTAAACGTCACGGCTACTTATACTGATGCCGCT